AGCCGCCGCCGCCGCTTCGTTATACTTTTTCGTAAGAGCATTTACAACGGCTTGCTGTTTTGCTATTTGAACATTTACACTTGTTATTGCGCTTCGGAGTCGCTTTACTTGGGTTTCTGAATCATTAACACCTTTTTTGATACCGTCATTATCAATTTTCGTACCGATTCTTACCTCGCCGTTATAAGACATTTCTTCACCACCAAAACGCAAAAAGCACCCCCAAACATACAAGCCCGGGAGTGCCTTTAATTTTCATATTTTAATATCTCAGCTTACACCGTGGACGGTCTGCGGTATCACGCACAATACATATATCTGCATTGCATACACCGTCAACAAATTTACTGATATCTCTTGTACATTCTTCGATTTTTGCGAGTTGCATTTCACGAATATTTTTGAAGTGTTCGCTATTATCTGCAGCCGCTTTTTCAGCCTGTCTATTGCGTAGGTTAATAATTTCCCAACCACGCCGCCGACATTCCGCGCGTTCTTCTTTCGTGAGTTTCCCTGCTCTGCGTTGTTGTCTGAGATATATTATCCGGCATATTTGAGCATTTTTTGGGAGTTCACGCAATAAAGACATAAAACGGGGGTATGTTATATCCTGTGTATCGAGGTCAACGCCCATTGATTGGAACGCATCAAAAAGCATTGTTGCATCCTGTTCAAGGTCGAGTAACGGGCGTGTATCTCTTGCACTCTGTTTTTCAACGGTAGAAACACGGGAATATTTATGTAAATATCCCACAATTTCAACGAGCATTGCATTGATTATATCCTCGTCAAAATCGGTTATATCAACGCCTAACATATTCATGCCGGAAGCGTAAGCGGCAGCAAGTGGGGAAATATCCCCGTCATGTGCCGCTTGTAATGCATCCCATGTGACAAGTGCGTTTCTAAAAGACGTGTTTAATGGGTATTCCGTACCGTCAACAGTAATACTTGTCTGTGTGCGTTCTGTAAGCCGTGTCATTGTACAACGTGTAAAGAGCCTTGTTTTTTGGCTTCAATGGCGGCTTTGCGTTTTTCTTCCTTGATAGCGGCATCCGCTTTTGCTTCAAAGTCTTTTTGCCCTTCCGCTACTTTAGACATGATACCGTTAATGATATTCATGCGCACACCGATATGACGGCATATAAGCCGTGCCGAGCCTGTACCGAAAATGCCATCAATGCCGTATTCCAACCCTGCAATGAATTTATCGTATGCTTCACCTTGCGGACTGTCCGGGAGTTCGACTTTTTCCATGTGTGTAATGTAATCTGACAAGAACGGGTCAGCCGGGTTAAAGAATAACTTGATACTTTCATCATCCCCCACATAAACGGTAACGGGGTATCTTTCATCCTCTATCTTTACAGATAAATCTAAGGGTTTTTCGTTTTCCGGTTTCTTTGACATTTTCGTACACTCTCACTTTCTTACGCTGATTGATTCGCCGGGGGTTTTGCTGTATTGCCGCCGGTTGCCGCTTTTGCTGTAAACTTTTCCGTTGCGAGGTCGAAATTCATCTCTACTCGCGGACCGGATAAACTGATATTGAACGGCATATTATCAGCATCCTCAGACGAGCCGCCGACACTTTGAATCGTGATATCTGCAACTTGCTTGAACGCTGAAATACATTTGCCTTCATTGTCGATTTTGGCTTCGTAGTAATCTCGCTTGATTTTGTCACCGTCTGCCATTTCAAGGTCAAACTTATGCAACAACGCACTCATTGCATCCCCTTGACGGGCGTAAAACGGGTCAGTATCAATACTGTCACCGGTGCGTTTATTTGCAACGACTGTATTACCAAAAACATTCTTTTTCTTGTTTTCGTTCCAGTCGGCTTCACGGGATAAATCCTCGTTATCTTCACCTATAGGGTAGAGTTCGGGTTCGCCCGTTGTGCTTGTATCTAAGCGAGTATCAAGGTAAAATCTGCGTTGCTCTCTCGCTTGTTTCGGTAATGCTTCCGTTTGCGGAAACGCTTTTGTAGAATCAGCCATGATATTTATTCCTTTCTCTGTAGACTTGTTTGTAAGTCAATATGTAGTGCAATCTGAAATTCCGCTCTCTCGTTCGGGAGCGTTTGCACTTGACCGCCGCCGTCCGCGGATAATGTTTCATAAGCCGTATCGCTGAAATGTGGAAGTTTCGGGTTTTCTTTCATCGTTCCACGCTTGGAGTTTTCCACGTTTACCCATTGGATAAACTGTAAAATAAACTCGCTTACCTCTCGCCGTATATCGCCATCGTTGGCATCCCTTTTCATTGCAAGAACAAAGTTTATACGCTCTGTCTTGTATGGCGGTAATTTAAGCCGTCCGAGTACGTTTTTTCGGGGTCTTGGTGTAAGGTCAACCCGAGATACGAGCCGTAAGGCGTTACCTTCACCGGCACGGTTCGAGCCTGTCTTTTCCACTTTCCCGTAATCAATGCTGATTTGTAACGTAGGCGATTTATACGGATATGTGAGAAGAAAATCTCTCAGCGGTTCAAGCATTTCTTTGTCTGTAAGTTCGGTTGGTGTCATGTGCTTTACCTCATCATCGGGAATCCGTTATCTGCGTGGTGTTGCATTTCGTTTTCCCATGCTCTGAAATTATCGGCTGCAGCCCTCTCAGTCCACCTTGCCCCGGCTTGGGGGTTATGGTTTTGCGTGTATTCAAGTGGAATATTCGAGGGTTCTTTTGTTACGCCCGGACGTGACCAAAACCCGTAATTCTCGCTAAAATAAGCCGCTTTCCCCGTTTCGGGGTCAATGTATAAAATCCCTTCCCAAAGATAATGTGCGAACGGTGGGGGATATAATAACTCACCATGCGACATAAGGGGTTCTGATACTGCGGTTGCCCGGTCAATGAAATTTCCCGTAAGCATAGGCATATACGGTACGCTGTTGTCAAAAACAATGCGTGACCAAGTGTATTGTGCCACACCGCCGTCACCGAAAGTTTCATTGAGCATATCTTCAATCGGTTTTATATCAAATTCGATTGTTAATTGAAACATAGCACTTCACGCCTGCAATCTTATGTGTGAACCGAACCTCTGACGGTTTACGTTCCTTTTTGCGACTCGCAAAGAGCCGGGGTTTTGCTCGATAAAAGCGTTTTCCGCTCTTGTGACTTCCCCGGACGTGCCAACATCAAACTCATGCAAGCACTCATAGGGAACAATAAGCGGTTTTGCCGGTAACTCTAAATCACACGTCCAATACTGATTTTTCACACCCTCTTGTAAGGCGTTCCATTCGTGCGGCGGTATATATTCTAATCCGCTTGAATCGCACGGTACACGGATGCTTACAAAAGTATTAAGTTCGCTTCCCGTTTGCTGTGTTGTGGATATATCCCGTTCTTCCCATGAGCAATTCTTTAAGACTCGCCTTATGGATTTTTCCGAGCCATCCGCAAACGTTTTTCGGCAATAAATAGTAATGGTTTTGTCAGCGTTTGTCGCTTGCATTACCTCACCCCCGAAAATACGAAGCTGTTGTGCAATTCCGTATTCGCAAGATATTTGTATACAATACCCCGTATTTCTGTTTGTTCTTGGAGCGGCGTTTTTCTATCATCTGTAAAGGTTTCGGAATACCCGTCATTTGAAAAACTTTTGACAGAACCTAACTGATTCGCCTTGCTTCTCGTAAACAGATATTCCGCTACCTCACAAACGCAATCTCTGAGGTTTTCGGTTATTTCTTCTTTCCCGAGTGTAACCTTATTGACATTGATAGTTGTACACGCTTGCTTTTCCCAATAAGGAAAAGTATCTTTATCGAACACAGCTGTACGCCCTAATAAGTATTTAGATTTATAATCCGTAAATGTTACCCACGCCATCGGCATTACCCCGTCTTTCGTTACTTTGCGTTAATTACCCTTCTGTGGGTGTCGGGTCTTTTTTGTTCGCCGCTCCACCTTTTGCCGCCGCCGCTCCTGTCGGTGCTGCGATTGCTTTTGTGGAAACACTCAGCACTATTTGATTGAGTTGGTTTTTAAGAATCCACAAGTCGTGGTATTTGCGGTATTGAATAACCCAATCGTCACCATCTTGATTTACTTCCGGTGTAAAGATTTTAAGGCTATCCGTTTTGCTTATAGCAATCGGGATATTGAGCGGTGCAATAATCCAGTTGATTGTCTTTGCAGTCGCTGTCGGCTCAAATCCAAGTTTGCTTGTGCCGTCATGGAAGGTGTACTCAGTTTTCATTCTGTCCTCAACAACGGGCATAATGGGAATACCGTTAATTGCTCCGAGTTGGAATGTTAAACCGCCCCCTGCTGTGAAGTTTTGCGGCATGAACATCATAGCTTTTTTTGCCGCTATTTCGAGAAGTGCATAAACAGAAAACGGCATTGTTGCTATGAGGTTGCTTGTGTCAACGCCTGTTACATTTTGCATTGCTCTGACTTCATACAGGAATCTATCAAGGATATTATCGGGGGTTAAATCCTCGCTGTGGTATGCGGCTTCTCCGAGTGCTATAACAAGCTGTGCAATCTTGCTGTAGCGGAAAGCATCAATTTCCGGTATGACTTCCTCACGTTGGAACACGCCCATAACTTGCGGTGCTTGTACAATGAAGCCGGACTCGTCAACATCGTGTCTATCCCACGCAAATTCTGCGGAACGGTCTGCGGTGAGTTCATAATCCGTATATTTTACTTCAACAGAGCCTTTTGCGTATTTTCCACGGTTTGCCGCTCCTGTACCGCGCGAATAGTTACCTAATCCCGACACAAGCATTTCCGGCACTTTGACTTTTTTACCGCCAACATATTGTATCTGCGAAGCGTTGTTTTCCATCCACCCGGATGTCAAGGCTTGGACGGCTTGCGTATCAAGTAAAGTTGTCCAAATTTCAGCCATTTCAATCATGTTTACGCCTACTGCGTTTTCTTGTTCAGCCATTTTTTTAATTACCTTTCAAATAATTATAGATTTTTATTGTGTGGGTTGCGTGGGGGCTTTTACGCCCATTGCCGCCGCCGCATCCGCTATAGCCTGTTCTTTTGCGGTTGCTTGCATTGGTGTACTTCCGGCAACACCCGGTACTGACGTTGCAGGGGGCTTTTCCGGTGAGAACGCATCCGGTGTTGACTCTCTAAGTGATTTCAAAGAGTCTTGTAACCCTATGATTGCGTTATTACTGTCAAGGGGAAGATTCAGCTTTTTAATTTCGCCGAAAACGCCTTGACGTGCAAAATCTGACGAGAACTTTTCACCGGCGAGAGAGTCTTTAAGTATTGCATCGTATTTAAGCCCGTTGAGTTCTGCGGCGTGTGCTGTTTGTGCTTCCTCAAACTTGGTCTTGTATTCCTCTGCGGACTTTTTGACACCCTCAATATCCATACCTTTGTAACTCTCAATTTCACCGTTAGCGGTTTTGAGTTGTTCCGTAAGGCTTTCGAGTTCGGCTTTACTCTGTGTTGTGATTTTTTCTACTTCGGAAACGTGCTTGTAGTTCTTTCTTAACTCAGTATTAAGGCTTTCCCTCTTTTCTTCGGGTACTTCCACCCCTGCGTTTTTTAACAGTTCCATGATGTCTGCCATTGTAATAATCCTCCATACATAAATTTTATACAGGGCTGTCACCTGTAGGGATTCGGCTATATACCTTGCCATCGGTGAATTATAAAAAGGACGTGTTTTAACGTCCATTTATACATTTTGCGTTCCCCGATTCTAAAAACGGGCATTTTTGGAATCCTGTTTATACGTGTACGCCGTATTTTCGCATAACGTGTAATAATTGCTGTATATACGGTTCGTCAACATTTACCACAAGATAATGATTAACGGGCTTTTTCCCGAGCCGCACCCGGCAACGTGAAACTCTGCGTAAGGCTGATTCGAGCGTTCTTTTTTGGTGCGGTAAGAGGTAGTCGTTAAAATCTTCCGCTTTAATGACATAGTAATTATGCTTCCTTCGTCTTTGTGATTTCACTCTGTATAGCCCCATATTACAACCCTAACGCCGAGTATATTTCTAACAGTTGATACCATTTGTATTTATATTTGTTCCCGGATTGGTTGCCGTCTGAGTCCTGTTTCCTCGCAGAACGTCCGCAGCCGACCTTGCCAGTAAAGAAGTTTTTTCTTTTCACTTGACGTATCAATGTTTGCAGTCTGTTTAATAGCAATTTCTCTTTTCCATTCTCTTACTTGCCGTTCCGTTCCTCTGAGTATCTGTTCGGCTTTGTAAGCATCAACGGTCTTTTGCTTTCCGTCCGCCCCTGTGAACGTATACTGTGTGTTTGCGTATTCTTTCAGCTTTTCGGGAGTCCACCGCCGCTGCGTAATACCCGGATAAAAGGGTCTGTGTGAGTGTCGGCAATTCGCACCATAAATACCCTGTACATTGCCATACCCACAAGCAACATAAAAATCGTCATATTCCTCTGTCTTTCCAAGTAAGGAAAAAACCTTGCCTTGCCATTGTTCGTGGTTTTGATATCCTTCCCCGGTATCTCTTGCTCCGATATGTGCGGAAGTTTCACAGCACGGGGCGTTCCGCTCGAGCATAGCGGTATGTGATATCTGCCCTGCGGTCTGACTTACTCCGGTTCTGATATTCGTTAATAACGCTGATTCTATGCTTATTCGCCGCCCACTTTCATAAATAAATATTCCCACTCCGATTGCAACCATTTCATCAATGCCCGTTCTGAGTGCTTCCGTGTATGAGTGTGTACCGGCAATAACTTTGTTATAAGCTGTGTTAAGGGTACGCTCGAAAAGTTCCTCACTATTTATCGCAATCGTTCCTGTGAGCCTTGCAAGCTGCCCTATCTGTTTATTTATCCCTGCTTCAAGTAATCCATTGAGTGTGGGGGATTGTCGCACGACTACTTCCGGTAATCCGGCTTCCCTGTAAACTTCATTATCCCACCGCAAGGATTCAACGCTTGCATCCTCGAAAAGTTCACGCATTGCCATTTGAGAAGCTGTAACCGTTGCCCTCATCATGTTATTAACGTCAATGTGAAGATTAAACTTTTTATCTAAAAACTTTTCGATATCTTCAATGCGTAAGCCTGTTGTCTGTGCTGTTTCAATTAGCTTTTTCGTTGACGGCATTAGTCCGAGTTGTCCGGTTGCCCGTAAGGTATCACTTAAATGCTTTGCAATGGTTTTAAGAATATCGGTGTGTAAATCGCTGTACAGCACCGTTAATTCGTCAAGCTGACTCATAAGCCAGTCGGGATGTAACATTGCTAAAACTCAGTAGGCGTTGCCACAAGAGGAATCCCCCTGTCGGCAAAATCCTGTTGCGCTACTTCAAGTTCAACCTCGTTATAAAATGCCCGGACTTCATCGGGGAACAATACCCCTGCGGATTGCAATTTAAGCCGTTCGTTTACTTCATCTTCTCTCTCGAGAGCGTAAGACTCTGACCATTCAAATTTATTCTCACAATTTCCCTGCGGTATTCCCTGCAAATCTGCGAGAACATTGTATGATTCTATTAAGTGTTCAAGTGCCGGTTGCATGGTGTCAATTTGCATACCGCTAATCGTTGTTATTAAGCGTTCTTTACTCGCCTTAAATTCCTGTGCTGTTTTTTCTACAAGGTTATTGTCCGAAAGAATCCCGTATGATAAACCGCATGATAATTCTATATCCCGTCTGAGTTCGTTCTTTCTTATTTTGTACGTTTCAATACGGGGTTCGGGGTTGAATACATCGAGAGGTTTTGTATCATCAGCACCGCCGCCCTGTACCCCCCTGTAAAGGCGTTCTTTCCCTTTTGGCAATACGAGATTTCCGCTTTTATTACGCTTAAACATTGAATCATCGGCGTGTATTGCGAGTTCGCCGCCCTCAAATTCCCACTCTGTACGGGCTTCGTGTTTATCTGCTTTTCGGAATAGTCCGGCATCCGCGGCTTTACTCCAAATCGGCACACCTTGCCTTTGCGGTTTTTCATATTGTTTTGTTGGGGGTGCTTTTATTACAACAAATAAAGGTTTGTCTAATCCGTTTATTGTCATATCATAAAGGTTCGCCCAATCCGGCACTTCTGACAATTCAACACGTTTCCCGAGGTTTTCCGGTGTGAATGTAAGTCCATCATGTACCGCCTTAAATGCCCTGTATTCTATCGTATGCGTTTTCGCCTGTGAATCGTACTTGTGGCGTTCCAAGAGCCTGTAAATGAATTTATCGGTCTGATATACAGCACCGAAAATAACATCTATTAACTCTTGCTCTGTGTTATATCCAACCGCCCAGTATGAATCAGTTTCAACGAGAGTAACCTTGATTTTATCGTTGTTTGAATATGGTTTATATATTGCTTCACCGTTATTGCATACCGCTTGTACTGTGTATTGCAACGTGTCTATCTCCGGCTTTATCTGTTCGTTTATGAAGTCGGCTCGAGGGCTTCCCGTAACCTCACACTTTAAGCCTAACGCCGCACGGCTTGCAATCTCGCTTGAAATGGTATCGGCTAATAAAAGGCTTGGTGTGTCTTTGTCATTCCAACCGGATGCACCGGCAACCAACCGCCGCCATTCGTCTTGCTTGTTTTGCATGGTAGAAGAAATGGCAATCTTTACCCCGAAAGTTTCTTGTATTGATTTATTAAGAGCAAATAAATCCCGTATTGTGTTTGACAATTTCGCCCACCACCCCATAATCAGCACTCCATACTATGCAAAGTCTTTGTAATAACGCTTTAGATACGTTCTGACAAAATACCGTGTATCGTCCATTGCGTGGTCATTCTCTTTTAACGGTTTTTCCTCTGTGCTTTTTTCATCCCACACATAGCTTTGACTTTCTTTGATTGCGTTCTCGCAGCTTTCATGGAATAAAATCCGCTTATTAGAAAACGCACTCGCTGTATTGCGTATACCGCTCAAAACGCTATTATCTGCCGGTATCACTTGCATTGTACCTTCCCTGCGGAAACACGTTATAAGTGAAGCGGCTGACGGGTCAATTATTACTTGGGCGCCGGGATATGCACCCTCAACCGATTTTGCCATGTCAAGAATGTTCTTCATGTGTTCTTCATCGGTAAGCTGCCCGTCTTTTCGCCCGTCATGGTTATATTCTTTTATCCTGTACCCAATACCGTCAAAGACTTTCCACAGTCCGGCACTTGTCGGGTTCGCCGTTCCGTAGTCAACCGATATAACAAATTCGTGAGAGTCGGGTATCTGTGCATCAATGAAGATATGCCCGTCATTTTCAATGTTTTTATTTATGAATTGCGGATATATAAGCCCCTCTGCTCTTATCCACTCGCCTAATATGTAACGGGTAAAGAATACTCCAACGTGTTCTTTTTCCATTTCTGCCCGTACAATCGGGTCAAGAAAATCATTATCGTATATACTGTACTGTTGGTAAAATATATCGGCTGCAGAATCTATAAACTCTTTGAACCAATGTAAAGGTGAATCGGGGTTGCACGTACCGTCAAATTTACTGTAAGGCTTGTCAAGACGGCTTTTGAGCATTTCAAAGACTTCTTTGTGCCATGAAACAATCTCGTCACCGTAACAGTATTTCACGCCCGAACCGCGGATAACGTCAACTTGTGATACTTTATCAGCACCAAGACAATGTACTTTTTCCCCGAACATAAACGCCGTATTATCTGCCCGGATATCGCTTACAAGCCCCGTACCCCATATCTTTTGCATGGGTTCTATTACGTTTCGCTGTAACGTGCCTTTTGTGTTCCCTAATATAAAAACAAGACCGTCAAGCCCTGCAACGGCTCTAATCCGTTTCGGTATGACGTAGTAATCAAGATATGTTTTCCCGGAACGTGTCGCACCGCATTTTATATTCCAACGCTGAGTAGCTTTGTCGAGGTATTCAAGCTGTTTCGCCGTCCAGTTCATATATTGCCGCCAATCTTACCAAGAACTTCATCGAGTTTTTTAAGCGTTTCGTCATTCGTGGTATCGGGGCTGTTACGCCAGTTTTCTTTCCGGCGGTTCGTGAGCCAAAGTTTTAATGAGTTATGATTCGGGGGATAATATGTTTCTACTTCGACAACATGAGGTACACCTTTTTCATAAATTACTTTCTTTTCTTTTTGTGTAAAACCATGAGCCGACTTATAAAGAGCGTTTTCAATATGAGCATCCGCAACCTCTCGCGCGCGTGTGAGGGCTTCCGATATCTCTGTGAATTTCTTCATGTACTCGAACAATGTTGACTGTGCAATGTTCATATTATAGGCTATCTGTTCATAAGATAAGCCGTTTCTCGCCCAAGTGGTAAGAAGCATAAGCCCGTCCTCAGTTAGCCAGTATTCATGCTTACTCTTAGCCATATACTCACCCGGTATTCTCCCTCTTAAAACGGTAAGTCGTAATCATCATCTTTGCTTAACTTTTTCTTTTTACGCTTCCGTTGCTCTGCAAGCCTGTTGTAATATGCATCTTCCTCTGCTTGCCATTGTTTTTCAGCATTTGGGGCGTTACCCATAAGCTGCTTAATATAATCAATTTTGCCTTTATCTTCCGGCGTTGCTTGTCCGAGCCGTTGAATGGTTCGTAAGTCTTTTAGAGCCTGTTCGAGTTTCCCTGCTTGTAAACTGTTTGCGTAACCCTCACCGTCTGATTGGAAGGAATACATATTGCTTTCGACTCGTTCCCGTAGCCGTTCGGCTGCTTTCTCTCGTCCGGCTTCTCTACCGCTTGACCCTTTAGGCATTTGCTCCCCCTGTTTTATCTCATAGAAAAACCGCCCCGGTAAGAGCGGCTATCCGTTATTATCTTATTTATTCACTCAGCCCGAGTTGTTCCGCAACCCGTTTTTTCAGAACCTCAACCGGTATTCCCGTTTTTTCTGAGTGTGTTTTTATTGCGGCTTTCATGTTACCGCCGTTTTTGTGCGTTTCTTTGCAAATCAGCCTTACAGACATAAACACTTCTTTTTCTTCATCACTCATGCCTTTGTAGGCTTCGAGCATTTCTTCATCTTCTGTCATACTCATTACCCCTGTCTTGTGATTCAGAGCGGCACTAAGACCGCTCGTAAATCTAAAATCCTAAGTTATTTGTTATTTTTGGTGTGCTTTTGTTATTTAATTATCTATATAAAAACCTGCCTTTGCAAGTTGTTAGCCTAAATGTACGGAGTAATATCAACCGCACCCCCACCGTGGATGCTTCTTATGAGAGCGTGAGCAACTGAGGAATCCGGGGGATGTACTGCGAAATTTTCCTCAATCCACTTCCGAACGTCACAAATGAGGTTATTTCCTTCCTCGTCACCGATATCATCAACATATCTGTCGTACTTTTCAAGTTCCGCTGTAACCTCGCCGTATGAGTGAGGGTATATTTGCGCTTCGGACTTTCCGCTGTCATAGTGTCTTGTTTCAATTTTCATGCGACACCGCCGTTCAGTTCATCGACTCGCCGCTGCGTAACGTCCCGGTCAACTTCGTATTCCCCGGAGTATTCCACGTTTCCGCTGTGAAGCGGTTTTGACATATCCTTTTGCCGACCGGCGATATACATTTTCTTATCGCCTATTACGTTGCTGTATACTTTCCAAGTGCCGTTGCTCATCGTTTGTTCCCCCTATTATCTCTTGATATATACTTTATCGGCATATCGTACCCGATAGATAATAGGCAGAATAACCAAACTTTAACCCCTTTTCCTTGTGCATTATGTATATTGTACCCGATATAGTTAATGTGATATAATTATGGGTACGAAAGGTAGGTGTTAAACTTGTCACCCGTTACTAAGGCTCAACAAAAAGCTGTTGCAAAGTACATGAAGAAAAATTACGATGAACTTAAAATCCGTGTACCGTCCGGTCATAAGGCAATTATTCAAACCGCCGCCGACAATGCCGGTGAGAGCATGAACGCTTTTGTAACACAGGCAATCCATGAGAGGATTGACCGTAAGCCGTAAAGACTCGTCCAACCCGGACGGGTTTTTTATTCTTCCCTGTGAGTTTTTAGAGCCTTTTCGTATGCTTCAAACTCTTTTTTAACACTTTCGGGTGCATCCTTTTTCAGCTGATACCCCCAACCGCTCTTTTTCGGTTCAACCCATTCACTTTCTAAAATGCTACTGTCAATCATGCCTTATTCTCTCTTTCCTGTTATTTCCGTTTTTTCCAATTTTGCATTATTACCCGTGCCGCTTCGCTTGATTTGCTACCGTGTATTGACCATTGGGCGAACGCTTCCGAAACCGCTTCACTTGGGCTTGACCGTGCGTACTTGGTAATCTGCCCTGCTAATCCGGCTTGTGTGAGTCTGCCCGAGGTACGCCCTTTGTTATATTGCTTTACCGCCGCAAGCATTGTTTGTTCCGGTGTCCTGTACCCCTGCGGTACTCTTTCGGTAAAACCGTGTGCGACTTCGTGAGCCGCTACCCACTCCCGAGAGCCGACACCACCGCCGGACTTCAAGCCTTTTTGGAGTGTTATATTTCCGCTTCCGGGGCTGTACGTTCCGAGTACAGTTCCCTTGAAAACACCCTCTTGTATTTGGTGAATATTTGCATACGCTTCTACTTCGGGAAACTCTTTCGTGCCACGCTCTAAGGCTTTCGCAACATCACGCATTACGTCACGCCCTGCGAGTTCAACATTGGTTGCTTTGGTGTTCCCGGATTTATCGCCATCCCATGAACCACCCTCGCCACGTCCGCTACTTCCTTTTGGCATATTTGCTACCCCCAATTATACGGATTTATTATCTCAAAATCAAGATGTTCTCTGAGCATTTCTTCATCTTTGCTATTTGCTTTTATGTAGACTTTGCAGGGGTTAAGGGCTTTAATCACACCCTGTAATTCCTGTATGCTGTTCTCTTTGTCAATGTTATCACCAACAAAAGAAGTCGCAACCGTTGTACCCTGCGGAATACCGGCGAAATTCCAATCGTTTACTTGACCGTTCGCCCATGAGAGAGAAGAAATGATATTTACCCCTCTGTCTTGCCAGAATCTACCGCACCATTGACGGCGGTAATGATTCCAAATCTGCTGTGCTTTTGACATATCGGTGTAGTTTGAAAAGTCCGGGGTAATCACCGCGCGGCACTTTTGGAATAAATCAAGCCATTTGTCGGGTTTAGTCCATACGCTTTCAAACTTGTAATCGTCAATGTAAAAGTGGATTCCCACGTTGCCCGGGTCTGTGATTTTCGCCTTTTCCCCGAAAGACACCCATTCAATGCCGTCAAGGTAATTTATTCCGCTTCCTAAATCTTCATCGAAAATGCCTGTAAACGGTTTTGTTTCCGGGATATCCCACTCGTTATTACCGAACTCGAAATCTGTACGGAAAAGGTTATCGAGGTTCTTTGTTTCCTTGTACCCGGCTTTCGGTTTTTCTTTCGGCGTTAATATCCGTTCAAACCCAAACTCTGACAAGTTTATGTTTTTTAACTCGAGGGCTTCAAGTTTCAGAACCTTTACGTCATACTGAGTGCCGTTTACTTCGTTATCAATGAGTCTGTAAGCCCGTATCTGCTCTTCCGTAAGGTTTTCGGCGAGAACACAAGGCACTTCCTCTTGTTTCAAGAGTTGAGCGGCTTTCCACCGCCCTTCACCGGCGACAATTTCATCGTTCTTGTCAATGACTATTGCAGACATCCACCCAAACTCTCTTATTGAGTTTGCAAGGCGTTCAACTTCCTCTTTCGGGTGCTTTTTTGCGTTTCGCCCATACGGTTTCAACTCAACCGCTTTTCTCATGTGTGTATCAAGAATGGGTATGCTCATTTTTACTCTCTTTCCTGTAAACGCGAAAACGTCATGTATAAGGCATAAATACATGACGTTTCCTGTTGGAAAATCGGAATTTTGGAGAAACAAGTATGTCGTAAATGAACATAATTTTCGAGGTAGGCACACCTCTACTCATATTTGCAATGATACTTGACTTTTCTTATATGCACAATACCCCCGGCTCATTTTTGTGCATATAGAAAAAACTTGCTCATATTAAATTCAGATTCTCAGCTGTCATGTAGATAAATTTTCGCTTCCAGTAGTGGTATGTATTCCTGTGTGCGTAACCGTTATATCCCGTTCGTGGAAAAAGGATATTTCTAAGAATTTCACTCCTGTACGTTTCCGGTACAATTTCCATTGCTTGGTCAACCGCTTCTATCTCCCGGGATATCTCAGCCCGTATTATCCCCATTTTCTGCGTGTTGTCCGTTGTGTCTGAGCCGTTGCTTGCTTTTACAAATCCAACCGCCCCATTATCTGACGGTAGATTTTCGTATTGTTCCTTTCGGCGGTCATAATCCCTTATTGTGCTTATAGTTCGCCTGTACGCTTCATCGGGTAATAAAAATTGATTATTCTTCGTTGTTTGATATTCCTGCGGCACTTGACAATCCCCTTTCTCTTTTGATATACTAAAAGCGTTCTTTATCATGGTTTCATCAAGTGCCGCATATCTCCCGATTGTTTACTGTCAGTCGGGGGATATTCCTTTTGTGCCGCACAAGGCGGCACGATAAGGGATATTAGGAGAAGCAGAAGCACACGGGAACACGCAAGGTAGCGCTGGAAGCGTACGCGTAGGTGGCATTACCGCCGTTGCCGACACTCGCAAAGCCAGTGGAGTTGCATTGTGAGCGAGTCCAGTAATACCAATAATCCCCGTCTTTATCTCTGAGTTGTCGATTTTCCGAGGTTGAAAACGCTTCGTACCGTTCCCCATCCTCATAATCAGAATAAATTGCAGAGCCGAACAGTTCCGACTCCGAAGGAATGAATACCCTCTCTCTCGTTTCAATTTTTTCACCCTTGTAATTGTGAGTAGTTTTATCAATGGTCAGTATGTGTTCCCGTAAATTTTCGGGTAAACTTTTGAAATAATCTTTATTGAGCCATTCCCGGAGTTCCGTTCCCTTGTACCCGTTATCACTTTCGTCGCTGTGCATCCTTCGGGGGTCAAGAAGTGTCATTGACATTAGTGTTACGTTGTTTTGGTGAACACCGCCGCCCGTTTTTCTGTCATGGTCAATGCCGATTAGTTTATAATCCTGTCCGGCGAGGGTGATAATGTCATTGACTTTGTAATGCTTTCGTATATCGCCACGTCTAACGATTTCGCTAAACTCGTCAATGCCGTCTGAAATGTCCTCAAACCCCAAATCTCGTAACTGTTCTTCCGTTAATTCCGTTCTTTTACCTTTAATGCTGATATAGTTTTCCATGTTATTTTTCACCTTTCTTTTCTTTGTCGCTTTTTGTTCCAAAATACGCCGCAAGTCCAACGCCGATAATGAGCATACTTACCGCACCAACGGCAACACCTATCCAAAATATATTTGCGGCACTTAGGGTAATTTCTGTCATTTATTTTTCACCCCCTAACTGTGCGCAGTAACAACATACACAGGGTTTATCCGCTTCATCGGCTGCAGCCGCCCGGTCAATCGTTACTTTGATTCCGATAAGCGAAAATACAAATAAGCACCCGGCGAGGATTGCAGAGAGGGAAAACCCTATCGCCTTTATGTATATAACGGCTTTCTGTTTTTTAGTCATTGGCTTTCTCCATTTCTTTTCTCAAATCATGCTTTATGTAATATTGCCGTCCGTAGTATTTGAGCATCCCTTCACATTCACGCCCGAACTCTCCCCACGCAATTATTGACGGGTGATAATTAAGTTTCCCGATTCTGAAAAGGTCAATATAATCTGCTTTAATGAGGGAATAAATGCCCTTTACGTCAAGTACAGGCTCACAAGATACCCATGTGTTGAGTCCGTGCATTTTTGCTCTGTCGAGTAGTAATAATCTTTCTGTCATTGCCGCTGCGTAAGGTTCGCCTTTCGGGTTAATAAAAGGCTTTACCATATCCCCGGTGAAAGTAATTCCAATCCAATCGTTTTTATCGAGCAAATCAAAATCACGCTCTGCGGCAATACCGCCTTTTGTAAGTATCTGTACATGGTTTCCGCTGTCTTTAATCGCTTTTATTATTTCCCGTGTTGCAGCATCATCACACGTTGTCGGGTACGGGTCGCAAGTGAAGCAAAGATGAATCAGCTTATTGTGTAGGCTCATGCGATTTTTCATTGTTCCCGGTTTGCCGTCACCGTCTGTAATCGGGATGTCATAATCGAGATACCCTTTTTTAAGCTGTTGTATTGTTGCGTTTACAATGTCTTTGCGAGGTTCAACGTGTGAGTGAAACTTCTCTCTGTCTGTTTTTAATACCGTAGGAGCAAAGCAATAAAAGCACCTATGAGGGCAACCGGTATATATGTTTAATGCGAGTGCATCCGGGGAATATTCTAACGCCCGACCTTTCGGCTTATATATCGGCTTCATGGCAATTACTCCAATCAAGCCGTTGTCCGCACTCAACGCAGTATTCCGGCTGTCCTTCGTCATAATCGAAAACGCAATCGCAATTCGGGCATAACGGGTCATATCCGACAATTTTACTGCTTTCGGGATTTTCGTATATCGGGTTAAGGTGCATTTTCACCGCAACCGGTTCAACCGTCTTTAAGTCAACTGTCACATCTTTGTCGGGGTTGCCTTGCTTCCCTTGTGGATGTGGGAAGATATACGCCGTATTGTCAGAAATCATCAAAAAGCCCGTAATTTTACCATTCCCGAAAATCTGCGTACCCGTCACCATAAATCTTTCAGCGTTCATGCTTTTTTACCCCTCTTTACTCACCGTTGCTTTATGGCACATGGCGGCAACTTGTACCCATTCTGCAGCCGCCTGTTCTGCGTATTGCTTCATACCGAGCAATCGGCTGTTAGCCTGTACATTGTTGCATTTAACATCTTCCCAATATTTAACAAGACTTACGCCGAAATCAACGGAAGAACTTCTCGCTTCCTCGTATTCTTCAAGAATAACTGCGTAACTTTCGTGTGGGCTGTTGTTGAACGCTCCGAACTTTTCGCCGGCTCTTTTGTATTCGTCCATAACCGCGGATTTAATTTGTTCAAGTAACTGTTTCAATATTATTACCTCTCTTTTTGTCCGGTAGCATTTGTCGGAAGATATGCTCTAAAACGTGTACGACAATACTGTTTCCGGCTGTTTTGTATATTTGGCTGTTTGATACCCCTGCGGTTCGGCATTTGTCAACATCTTCATCATCAAACCCCATAAGGCGGTAACACTCGAGCGGCGTAAGTTTTCGGATTCGCACGTTGTTTTCAATAACCTTGTTTGCTCTATCTCCGGTGTCGCATTTAAGGGTCTGTGCAACTTCACTTTCGGTATGCTTAACGTAACGGTTGCCGCTTTCGTCCGTCATTGGTTGTGTGGTGAGAAGTTCTAATACTTTCGGCTGAGTATCGCCCGATTTATGCTGTGCGGCAAGAATTGTGGGGGAAATATCAACCTCTGTATGTTCAACGCTTCTTACGCCGTTTTCGTCATAATGTTTTTTAGGACATAAGAGTTTCGGTTCAATTACACCGTCAAATCTTCCGTTGTTTGCCCTTAAACACCGTGCGAGTCCGCTTTCTGTCGGAGTGTTCCCGTACCCTTCGGAAGCGTTTGTGTAAATTCCTGTCGGCTCTGTGATAATCGGGGTATGACCGCCGCCCATCCCTGCTGCTGCGTTAATTGCAGGGCATATCCCGTCCGTTCGTGGGGTTTGGTGGTCTTGTAAACCACCCCATACCGTAGGTTCTTCAACTATCTTCAACTGCTTGCCCCCCCCGGCACGGTATGAACGGTTGGTGATATCCCGGACGGGTCATATACTCGTCTGTCTTGTTCGAGCATTTTTCTATGTTGTTCATCGTCCAATATTCCATAGACAACGCATTTATCATTCTTCATAAACTAAATCCCATTCGTGCCGTCCTGTGCTTCCCCTGCCCCCGACTCTGATACTTTTAGATATGGACTTCGATGTGTCAACGCTCCGACTCTCGTATCTATCGTTGGAGAGATACCCCCCCTCCCCCCCCCGACTCAATCCATGCCGGTTTATGAGGGCGTTCGTTTGCTCTGAGTAATCCTTGTACTGCTTTTTCAGAGAGGTAGTATTTTTCGTCAACTTCATTTTCGAGCATATCTTTCATACGCAGTTCGAGCGGTATTGTTTCGGGGAACT